AAGCAGTTTCTAATGATGTTTTGGCTTATTATCAGATGATTGTTAATGAAGCATTAGGAGCAGCAGGAAGCCAAAGAATTTTAAGAGGTTCTTTAACATCAGTTAAAAAAACTGCAACAGAAGTAGCGATGGCAAAAGCAAAACAGGATATGTTGATGTCAAGCATAATGAGAAACATTGTAGCAGGAGAAAAAGATTTCTGGTATAGATGGCTTAAAAGACACCAAAGATTTATGAAGGAAAATGATTACAAACTTATAGAAATGATTGGTTCTTATGGAGCAAGTAAATTTGTAGAAGTTAGCAAAAGACAATTTATTCCTGAAGTTGACCCATCAATTGAAGTAGTTTCATCTTTAGTTGCAGAACCACAAAAAGTTGTAAGAAGAAGAGATTTAGCAGAAACAATTCCTATTTTGGCGCAAATAGGAGGAAATGTAAAATATGCTGTCAGAAATCTTTTAAGAGATATGGACTTTACGCCAGAACAAATTGATTTATTGCTTCCCCCAACCCCTCATCAATTAAAAGCAAGACAGGAAAATGAATATCTAAAAGAGGGGGTTTGGATTGATATTGATGAAAACGATAACGACATAGAGCATCTTGAGGAGCATTATAAGATAATGGAAAATGATGTTGTAAAATTACACATAGAGGCACATTTGATGAACTATATGAGAAAACAAGGATTACAAGGGAAAAGCAAGTTGTTAGAAAGACAGTCGGAAATGGAAATAGAAAAGCCAGAAATACAACAGCCAGAGGAGGTTGAAAAAGAATTAACGCAAGAAATACCACGAGAAGCACTTCAATCAATTGTCGGTCAATTAATGCCACAAACCACGGAAGAAGTTAAATAAACAATGCCATTAAGTTCAAAGGGTAAAAAAATTTTGAAAAAATTTCAAGAATTATACGGAAAAGAAGAAGGAAAAAGATTTTTTTATGCCTCAATAGTTAAAGGTTTGATACCCCACGAAAAAGTCACTAAAGGAAAAGGAAGTGGAAAATTAGAAAAGGCTATTAGGACTTATCAAAGAAAAAGGAAAAAATAATGGAGGAAAGGGTTTTGCTTGAAGAATATTTTGGAAAACAATTAAGAGAATACCTTTCTGGCAATTCTGAGAAGGCACAGCAACTTTATTTGAGGCTGAAGTCGTTATCGGCATCCGAAGAATGGAAGGTTTTCCAAAAAATTATCGAAGATACGAGGGAAAGGGTCATACAGAACTTTGAGAATTCTCCCACGCAATTGGAGACATTGATTGCCTACAGGGAAAGCTTGGCGGCCCTTGACTTTTTGAAAAATTTGCCCGAAAATATTATGAGAATTCTTGAACTGGAATTTATAGATTTGATGGGTCATTAATTAAGGTTTATAATTTCTGAGAAATGCCCAAGAAAAATGTCGAAAGCGGGAAAGAAACAAAAAATCAAAATCTGGAAAATTATCCAAGGATAATTGGTGGAATTTGCGAATTTTGCGGTGTTCCTGCGAAGGAATGCGAACATTATAAGGATGTCTTTTACAACAACCAATTTGTCTGCCTCTGTGGAGGAAGCAGGATACAATCCACCTTCAATCAGTCAATTTATATGTATGTTCCTGAGTGGAAGGCTTGGATTTGCAATTCCGAAGGCTGTAGAAGGCAGGTTGAATTGAGAGGAGGATTCACAAAGGAAGAGATTTTGCGATTTTATGTCCCATAATATTTGATTTTTCCCTTCCTTATCTGCTCCCGGGTAAGGAAGCGTATGCCATGGGTGTAGGGCGTTAAATTAATTTTTCCTTTTCCGTCTGCTCCCGGGCGGAAAAGCGTACCAAATGGGCGAAGAACAACTTCAACAACAAGAATCTTTTCAACAAGAACCCCTTCAAGAGGGTTCCGTTCAAGAGGAAGGCGTCCTTGAGGCACAGCAACAGGCCGATGAAGGCAATGTCGTTAAGGTTTTGAGGCAGAAGCTTGAACAGGAGATAAAGACAAGAAAAAAATTGGAGGAGGAGCTTGCAAAGACAAGAGAACTCTTGAATGTTTCTGATGTGGGTGAATTGATGCGTAAGATAGAGAGATTGGAACTTGAAAATCTTGTTGCTAAAAAATACTCCGAACTTTCCGAAGAAATCGAAGAAATTGTGCAATTCAAAAGGGAAGGAGAATCCATAGAGGACGCAATTCTCAGATATATCGGTAAAAAATCGGTCGAAAGCAGACAATCCCAAGTGGGATTTTCTTTGGGTTCAAGCAAATTAAGCTCTCCCCCATCGGAACTCCAAGGAAAAATCAGCAAAGAAAAGGCTGAACAGCTATTTAAACAGCTTTACTATCCTGAAGAATAAAAAGAGACGGGTTGTTCGGCTTTGTGGGTTCTGATGGGCATATAGCAAAATGGCTACTACAACAACAAGCAATCTTGAGGCAGCCCAGAAAGCCTTGGGGATTTATTATGATAACGTTGTTATCGAATCATTACAGCCCAATCTCTATTTCGAACAATTCGGGACTGTAGTCAGTGTTCCCCAAGGCAACTACACCTCAAGGTTCTTCACATTCAACAAAATCGCAACTTCTTCTGTAACTTCCCTTACAGAAGGAACTCCTCCAACCGCCATCGCTGTCTCAGTCAACGCCATCGATGTAACACCAACACAATATGGTGTTAATGTTGAACTTACAGACTTAGTCGCTTTGACCGCTGTTTTCGATTTAATCAATACAACCCTCAATGAGGTTGGTAAGGCAATGGCAAGAAAAATTGATGAAGTTATTCAAACAGTTGTAAATGCTGGAACAAATGTCATTTACGCTGGAGGTAGAACATCAAGAAGTGGCCTTGCCGAAACCGACTTATTTGACGCTAACCTAGTAAGAAGAGCTGCTGCTTTCTTAAGAAAGAATGCCGCTCCTGAATTTACAAACAAGGGCGGTGGTTATGTTGCTATCACAACTCCTGAAGTAGTTTTTGACCTTAAGTCCAATACCTCTGTTGGTCAATGGATTGATATGCACAAATATGCAGCTCCTGAAAATCTCTTTAATGGTGAGGTTGGTTCAATGGATGGAGTGAGAATTGTTCAATCTCCTAATGTTATAACTTTCTCTTCGACAGTTACGGTCCATCCTACAACTTTCATTGCTGCTGACGCTTATAGAATTTCTTACTGGTTAGCAAACAAAGTAAATACCTATGTTCTTCCTCCTGAAAGCAACCTTTCTGTTTCCAACCCATTGGGTCAGAAAGGTTCTGTTGGTTCTAAAACCAACATTGGTGTAGCACGAACACAGGAGGAAAGACTTGTAAGAGTAGAAAGTGCAGCATCCGCTTTATAGTTTGATTGAGATTAGCGGATGGGCGGTTTTTCCTTAACGGGACAGGGTGGGGTTGCTCCCTGCCCTGTCCGCAAATTAAAAACTTCTTAATATGACCTTGCAAAAAATATTTGACAAAACAAGGAGATTGACAAATACTACGGCTGCAACCCTATCAGATTCCAGGCTTTTGGATTTGACAAATGAGACTTATCTTGATATTCAAAGAAGATTAGCGCAGGAAGAAATAGAAATTTTCGGAACAATCAAAAAAACTGATTTGGTTGCAGGACAAGCAAACTATCAATTGCCAACTGATATGCTGACAATTTTGAGAATGGAGGTAAATTATGATGATCCAACTGACAATACCAAATGGGTAAAGGTTACTCAGACCGATTTAGGAAATCTTCCATTTGAGTTTTATAAACTTTTACAATCTCAACCAAAATCAAGACCTTTAATGGATTTATTTGCTTCACAAATTTTTCTTTTCCCTCAACCAACTGCAAATCAAGTGAACGGCATAAGGCTTTGGTATATTCCTAAACAGCCCGAATTTACAACAACATCAGACGAAATACCAGCAATTTTAGATAATTACTGGGAAGTTTTTGCTTATGGAAATGCATTTAGATATTTTGAAGAAATAGGACATCCAGAAGCAAATAGAAAATTGGAATTATACGAGGCTTTTATGCAGAAAATGATTGAGGATTTGAAAGTTGAAACAATAGAGTCTATTAAGGTTCAGACGGTCGATTATTTCAACCAAGGCTGGCTTTGAATAAAAAATGGCTTATGATCCTGTAAGGAACTTTGTTAAAGTCAATGTCAAGCAAGGCTATGACAATACTGCTACCGTTATTCAGTTAGCCTTAGGAGAGGGGAACAAATTGCCAGATCCAGCAACAGAGGGACAATACAATTTAGTGTGGTGGAATGCTACTGATTATTCGGATCCCGCCGATGATCCCTATAGAGAAATCGTAAGAGTGGTAGTAAAATCGGGAGACCAATTGACAATCTTAAGGGGCCAGGAGGGAACAACAGCACAAAACCATAATTTATCGGGAAAATCCTATAAGATGATGCTGACATTGACGAAGAAAACTTATGAGGATTTGCAGACAATTGAGGTTTATAAGGACGGAACATTGGTAGGACAAAGGGCAAGGTTGAATTTTTTGAATTTTAATGATATTAGCGATGATGAAACCAATCAAAGGATAAATTTTAATTTTGGGAGCTTTAGAATAGAGGATAGATTTGGAGATGGTTCAGATGGGGATTTAATAATTTCAACTGGAACAACAAATTTAGATTTTCAAAATCAAAATTTTTTAATTAAGCAATATAGAAATTTATCCATAACTGGAAATGCAACCCTTTCATTTGTTAATCCCCACGATAATGGAAGCGTGGCAATAATTTATGTGGCCGATACGGCAACAATTACAAGTTCAGCGGTGGCAATAGGCTTAAGCGGAATGGGGGCAAAAGGAGGAACCGGGGCTTCTGCAAATGGACTTGACGCTTTTCAAATAGGATGGAATGGTTTTTATAAAGCAACTGCGGGAACAGGAGGGACAACAGCACCAGCAATCGGGGGAACAGGAATAGAAAGTTTTGTAAATAACAATCTGGGGTTTAGATTTTTGAAAAAATATGTTTTGTCTGTAGGTTCTGGGGGAGGAGCGGGTGCTGCAAATTCTGGTGCAACCGCTGGAAATGGAGGACGAGGAGGAGGTGGAATTATTCTTTTTGCGAGAAAACTGAATTTTAATTCTACGATTTATGCTAATGGATTAAACGGAGGAAATGCTTCTACTCCATCTGGAGCTTATTATGCTGGTGGCGGTGGAGGAGGTGGTGGTGGTTTTGTTGTTATTTATGCCCAGCAAATAATGAATTTGACAGGGACAATTCAGGCTAAAGGAGGCAACGGAGGAAATGGAGCTCAAGGAGATAATACTACTCCTGGAACTACTTATTATGGTGGAGGTGGTGGTGCTTGCGCTGGAGACGCAGGACAAAATGGTTTAAGTATAATTCCTTCTGGATTTTCATTAACAACCAATGTTTCAGCTGGTTCAAGTGGAGCAAGTACAGGTCCTGGTAGAGGTAGAGGTGGTCAAGGTGGTGGTGGTGGTTATATTTTGATTACCACAATTTAAAACAATGATTACAGCAATATCATCACAACCATTAGGAGGAAGTTATAAAGATAGCAATTTTAGAAAAAATGTTGTTACAACTGATTGGATTGAGGAAATGAGGCCATCAACGATTTGGTGGGAAGAAGTCTTTAATTGGTGGGACACGATAACTACGGAAAATTTGGAAAATTTATTAACAGAAGCAAACGACAATTTAATCACGGAACAGCAAACAAATTTAACTTGGTCGGACGATTTGACAAAACCATCAACCATTTGGCAAGATGCCTAAAATAACGCAGTTGCCATCTTATACAAACCCACAGGATAATGATGTTCAGCCAATTGTTGATATAGCAAATTCAACTACCAAGAAAATTACTTGGAGTTCTATTAAGTCTGCTTTGAAAAGTTTTTTTGATAGTTTATATGTAACTGGTCCATCATCTGCGGGAAACAATAATGTTGTCTTGTTTGATGGAACGACAGGGAAACTCATAAAAGATAGCGGAAAAACTTTACCAACAGGAAACATTGTGGGGGATACCGATATTCAATCCCTTTCCAACAAAAGAATTTATCCACGTCAATCAGTCGCAACTTCTCCATCATCAATTACTCCCGACAAATCTCAATTTGACGAGCATTATGTCACTGCTTTAGCAAATTCAATAACAATCAATAACGCAACATCTCCTTCTGTCGGAGATACTTTTGTGATTTATATTACCGACAACGGTACAGCAAGGTCAATATCTTGGGGAAGCCATTATGTTGGATTGGGAGGTTCCTTGCCAACTTCTACGACTGCTAACAAAACAATGGAAATTATTATCAAGTATGTGACAACGAACAAGGCCTTAGTTTCTGTTTTAACCCAACAATAACGGTCGTCATTTATTATCAATTTTTCAATGGCAGTGTTCAAACCACAATACGGACCAAAAACATCAATAGCTATTTCTTTGAATGGTTTGTCGAACAATTCAGTGGCAATTTCAAATGCCATAGATAATTCTGATAATCTTTTTCAGGATTATCTGATTGAAATTGTGATATCAGGAACAGCGTCATCAAATGCTTTTTGCGAGGTAAGGTTGCTTCCTTCTGAAGACGGAACGAATTTTGGAACTTGGGAAAGTGGAATTTCTTTGGGAACGATTGATTTATCGGTTAGTCCCCAGACTGCTCATTTTTCATTGCTTAATGCTTTATACCAAGCACCAAAATACTTCAAGATTGCCGTAAGAAATAATACGGGCGCTGCATTAGCATCAAGTGGTAATTCTGCTTCATATCAGGGTATTAACATTGTTTCTGTATAGAAATGATTTATCGTAGAGGTTCAATAAAACTATTTTTTAAGGGAGATCCGACATTATCAAGATATTATGATTTATCAACCACCGCCGATTTATCTGGAAGAGGAAAAAATTTATCCGTTGTTGGTAATGGAGCAAAATTGAGTGGTTTTGGAGGTTTTTTTGATGGTTCTGGTGCTTATAATATTTCTGAAACAATTACTTATGGAGATTTTACTAATATGGTGTGGGTTAGAATACCCGTATTAAATAGTGGAACGGGAATAGATTCAATACAACAGATTGGCGGTGGTTCAAACAATAATAATATTATTACCATTGGAGTATATCAAGCAGGACACTCTTTTGCAGGAAGAGTTTGGCATGGTGCATATCTTTCTGGTGGTTATGATTTAACAGGAACAAAAAGAATAGACGACGGAAAATGGCATTTGATAGTTCAAGTTAGAAGGGGTGGAAACCATTTAGGATATTTAGATGGAAAATTGAATGTTTCTGGTTCTATTGCTACAACGGGAATTAATCCAGGTCAAGATGCTTTGGGATACAATAGATTTTATAATGCTGGGTATTTTCGTGGTTGGATAAAAGAAGCCGCTGTTTTTTCTCGTGCTTTGTCTCCAGTCGAAATTTCCGCCTATTATAATTGGGCTATTGGAGCAAGAAATAAATCAATTTTTATTCCTGATGTTCCTTTTGTGATAAATACTCGTCGCAGATTGTTGCTTTCATCTTACTGATGGAGCAAGAACTTATTAAATTAGCAATTCAATACGGAGGAGCAACGGCTGTATTGATAGCACTGTATTTCGTTTTATCAAGAATATCGGAAATCGTAAAAAATAAAAATGGAGGTGATTTGAATAAAAGAATTCAGGAAATCGAGGAAAATCACTTAAAATCATTAGAAAGCAGGGTAGAACGATTGGAGGATTTGGTTATAGAGCTTTCAGAAAGGGTAAGCAGGTTAGAGGCAAAAATTAACGGAAAAATTTAAAAATGAACGAGGAAATAAGGCAAAAAACAACACTGGAGGAAATTAAACAAAGAGGAGGACTTGCTTTTCCTTTGGATTATGAGGATATTTCGGTTTTAGACAGCACTTATATTGGTGCTTATATAGTGACATTACAAAATGGTTCAGCAGTTATTTTTGACCCAAAAGTAAAAACAACATCAGTGGTAATAGCAATGCATAGGACATTTACAGGAGCAACTGTTGGACTTTTAAGAGCATATACGGACAATGGAGTTATTTATATTCAATCAACAACAACGGACGATAATAGCCAAGTTAATGTTTTGTGCAAATACTAATGCCAAAGACAAGGAAAAAAACAACAAAATCAGAGTCTGGAGTGCTTGTTCTTGATAATTTCAGCAAATCAAGTTTTGTAAAAAGAGAAGTTTCCTTTGATAGTGATTTACTCCACAGATTGGTTTTGTCACCAAGTTATCTTTTTAAATTTGCTGATAATCCTTCATTTTTAGATTATGGAGATAAACCTTATCCGCTTTTATCTCATTTGCCGTCAACAACAATTAATCTGCCTTCGGGGAGTGGATATCCAACTGCTTATATGACACCATCAAATGCTAATGATAGTAGGATAATCTACATTGCTACATCAACAGGAAGAGTTTTTGCTTTATCACAAACAGGAGTAGCAAGAAATTTTGGACAACCAGCAACATTGACAACCCTACAAAATGAAACAACATTGGCGAAATTTATAGGAAAAATTTTTTTCATTAATCCATCGCAAACCAGCATTTATCATATTGACGAAACATCAACAGGAACATCTTGGACTTCTTTGTCTGGTTTTGTTTCTCCTAAATTTGGATTGACTTTTAGTGTGTATTTTTATGTGGCAGACAAATCAGCAAGCGGAAATCCTTATAGGAACTTGATAAAGGTTTATGGAACTTCATTAAGTCAAGTAGGGAGTTTGGATATAGGACAAAACAAAGATATACAGGACATTGTCAATAATAATAACAGATTTTTAGTAGTAATTGCTAATGATGCCAATGTTTTCACAGAGCAATATATGTTCTTGTGGGACGGTTCCTATCAAAACAGACCGTTTCACATTATCAGGCTTCCAGGGATTTATTCTGGGAGCGTGGTTTACGGTGGAGCCTTTTTCATTTTTTTAAGATACGGAAATTCCACATATATTTACGAGCTTGCTGGTTATTCTTTGAGGTTGATTGATGTTTTGCCAAACATAGTCATTAACGAGACATTTCTGCCGCAATATCGGATAACTTCGTATGGAAACTTGATAATTTTCCCTGCAGTCATAAAAGACTTGAATATCAATTGCTTAATTCTTTACAATATTTTTGAAAAGGAAACAATGGCCCTTTATGCTTCAAATTTGGAAAATACAATTTACGGAGTTTGGAGTGTGTTGGACCTTTCCAAGAACTTTAGGGTGTTTTATAATTCAAATGAAGCAGACAGGATATATTACAGATTGGTTCTGCCCAATGAAGGAATGAACTCATACGAAACAAATCAAGGAGTAAATAGTTTTCAGCAGATACCAGTCCCAAGTTATTACAGCAATGTTATAAACTTTTTCAGAAGAATTATGATAAACAAAGTAGATGTTTTTTATGGTAATAAACCAACGGGAACAAATAAAATTGATATTCTTTTAAGAACCATAGACGAATACCAAGGACAAACAACATTTAATGAACAAACACTTACAATTGATAACCAGAAAATGGATAATTATCATATTTTTGATGCTGTTGGTCTTATTGGTAATAGGCTTGAAATTAGGGTATCTATTACCACAGATGGTTCTTTTAGGGGAGGACTTAAACGGGTCATCATTTATTACTCGCCACTTATATAAAATGACGCAAACACAAACAAAAGTACAACCGACCATAAGAACACAACCAACCATAAGAATTCAGCCTGCTGCTCAAACAATGCCAACGAAGACAACTACACCCGCAACAACGCCAACAAAAACAACCACGCCCGAAACAACACAGCAGGGAACTTTTCAAAATTTGCAAAGAGCCTTGGTTGATTTTTTTAAAGGTCTTTATAGTGTTTTAACATCTCCTGTTGCTCGGCAACCTGCTTCGGTATTTGAAGTTGGAAGGATTGCAACAGGAACTGCTCCGATTATTACTTCTCCTGCGTCCCAAAAAATTGATGTTTTTATTGCTCCAAAGACATTGCCAACTGCTGCTTCGACTCCAGCGGTTTCTTTATCAACACAACAAGGTATTGAAAGAAAAAAAGAAGAAGAAAGATTAAAATCTGAATTTGCTGGAAGACAGGTTGATTTTTCTAAAATTAGATTTCAGCCATCTACAATATTGCCAACTGCTGCTTCGACTCCAGCGGTTTCTTCTGTATTTCAACCTACACAAACTACGCAACAAACTCAATTATCACCTAAAACAACAACTACCGCTGGAGCAACTAAGACAGACAAAATGGGCAAGCCATTGGTGGAAACAATTTCGGGATTTTCTGAAGATCAATTGTTTAATCTTTCTCAATCACCATTTGCTCAAGACATTCAAAGTTTAACAACGATAACTTTTCCAGGAACAACAACACAAACAATTTCTAATGTTCCTCCAGGGGTAGATATTCAAATTTTTAGAGATCCACTGGGGGGATCTACTCCTTTTTTTGGATATACCATAAAACCAGGAGACACATTAACAAAAATAGCAAAAGCCTTTGGTGTTTCTATCGAGGACATTTTGAGGATTAATAAAGACAAAACTGATGCCATTAAAAATGTTCCCGGAAGACCATTTGGAGATATTATTATTGCTGGAAAAGAAATAAGAATTCCCGTGGTCCAAAAAGAGATAAAGCAACCAGTTTTGTTAGGGCAGAAATTCACTTCTGCGGACGAAATAAACCAGAGAGCAAGGGAAAATCTTCAACTTCCCCAACCACAGATAGACGAAAACAGGCTCAACCAGCTCATTCTGGAAAAGACGGGAGTTGACCTTTCAAGGATTGATGCTGCTCTTAACCGGTTGATGCAATTGAGCGACCCTAACTTTTATGTCAACCAATACAATCAATTACTTGAAAAAACTGGAATTTCAAAAGACATACAGGCATTGGCGGACATAAGAAGTATTATGGAAAGAACAAAACAAGATGTTTTAGAAGAGGCGGCAAAGGTTGGAGGATTAGTAACAGAAAGCCAAGTTGCCGAAGTTGTTAATTTCAGACACGGAATACTAAAAGCACAATATCAAGCACTTGCTGACGCAATAGAAGCGAAAGAGAGATTGATTGACAACATAATGAAATATACGGCTATGGATAGAAAATTTATAGCCGATTTGTTGGAGAGCCAATTAAAACTTGAAAAATGGAAGGCGGAACTAGCGATGAATGCTGTTAAATGGGATTTTAATGTTCAAAAAGAATTAAGAAATAGAAATCTCAAGAAACTCGAAAATTATGCTGATGCTGGAGAATTACATACTGCTTCAGCAGATTTCCTTTATAACTTTGTCAATCCAGAAAGTCCGTTATATGCTGGAATTGATGCTGATGAGTTGAGGTTTTATATCAGGATTTCTCAAGAAAAAGCAAGACAAAGAGAATTAGATGAAATAAGAAAAAAACAATTGATACAAAAGACATTAGAGGATATACAAAGAGCAAGGGCTAAAGAAGCAAGAGCAAGAGAAAGACACAGATTAGAAATGAAGATATTGGAGAAAAAACTTGAAAAACTTGAAAAAGAAGGAGAAACATTAGATCCTGAAACATACTAATCAATGGAACAGGAACAAAAAAAATCATTTTTTCAAAATGTTTTAGAGAAGGCAAGTTATATAGGAAATTTTGCTAAAAATGTTGTTACATCTGCTGTAAGGGGGTTGGCAAGAGAAGGTGGAGCATTGATTTTATGGCTAAAAAATAGGATTACTGGGCAAAAAGAAGAATTTATGCCACAAAACAGATTGTCAAGATTTATTTTTGGAGAAGAATCACTGGGAGAAAAAACTCCTATACAAGTTGCCAAAGATGCTATTAATTTTGTGGGTGATATAACTTGGAGGCCATTTACCAGGGCGGTTGCCAAAATCGGTTTGACTGGCCTGGAAAAAATAACTGGGAAGAAATTGACGGAGCCTCTTAAAGTAGAAGAATTACCTCTTCCTGGATTATCTAAATTTCTTTTAGGAGAAGAACCAATATCTCCCCTTGAAATGGAATGGGCAAGGTATAAGGAATGGGGAAGAAAAAATTTCGGGGAACAATGGGGAGACAAATTAGGAAGTTTAGCATTTTTAGGATTTTTAGGATTTGATTTATGGATACCAATGGGAAGTGGAGCAGGAAAGGTTTTTTTAAGAAAAGAAGTTTTAAGGG